GGCTAGACCTAAATTAACAGTTGGGGCGACTGAGATTCAATTCTTAAATACTTCAACTTGGGTTGCGGGTCGTTTTAACTGGGGTGAGATAAGTGTTAAATTTAGAGACCCAATCGGACCTTCGGCATCACAAGCGTTAATGGAATGGGTTCGTTTATGTGCGGAATCAGTAACAGGACGTATGGGTTATGCTGCGGGTTATAAGAAAAATATCGACTTAGAACTTTTGGACCCAACAGGGGTTGTTGTTGAAAAATGGATTTTAGAAGGTGCTTGGTTATCAAGTGTTGACTTTGGTTCGTTAGGTTATAGTACTGATGGTATCGCTGAGATTAATGCGACATTGAGACCTGACCGTTGTATTTTAGTATACTAATTAAATTATTCAAATATAATTTCAATCCACGTAACTTGGTTTGCGTGGATTTTTTTGTTATATACTTTATATAAAAAAATAGTAAATTATATTTTAAAAAAAAAGACATAATATGGAAATGGATGAAAATACTTTAAGAGCGGCCACCGAAAATTTAAGTTTACCGCACGACGTTATTAAATTACCAACTCAAGGTATTTTTTATAAGTCAAAAAAATCATCACTAAAAGTTGGTTATTTAACCGCAACTGATGAGAATTATTTAATGAGTAATGATAATAAAGAAAATATTGTAATTTCATTATTAAGAAATAAAATTTATGAACACGATTTAAGACCTGAAGAACTTATTGAAAGTGACGTTGAATCTGTTTTAATATTTTTACGAAATTCATCTTTCGGACCTGAATATAAACTTAATTTGGTTGACCCTAAAACAAATAAATTGTTTGAACATACTGAGATTATTGATACTTTGTCTTTAAAAGAATGTGAATTAAAACCAGATGAAAATGGAACATTTAGTACTGTCTTACCAAAATCAAATGTTGAGGTTAAATTAAGACCGATAACTTTTTATGAATCGGTTGAGTTGGATAAACTTTCTGAAAAATATCCAAAAGGGGTTACCGCACCAATTATTACACATCGTTTAATGAAAGAGATTGTTTCTATTGAAGGAAACTCTGACCTTGGAAACATATCTCAATTTGTTACAACATTACCTATTATGGATTCAAAACATATTAGAAAAATATTAAGAGAAAATGTTCCTCAATTGGATTTAAAAAGACAAGTATACGCCCCGTCAGGAGAATTGGTTACATTTAATGTATCCTTTGGGGTGGACTTTTTTCGCCCTTTCTTCTGATTATGGAAAACATTTAATAGAAGAATATTATTTAATGTCAAAAATATTAAGGACACAATATTCTGAATTCCTGAAAATTCCTACTTACATACGAAAATATATCATAGATAGAATAATTGAAGATAATACACCAAAGACTTAAATTACGTCTTTGGTGTATTTATTTATAAAACATATTAATTATGGGAGATGATGAAGAATCAGTAGGTGGTATTAGTGAAGGTATGGCGGGAGCCACCAAAAGCGTAAAAGAAATTTTAGATAGTAATACTACAATTGCTGGTATTATGAAAGAAGTTACTGCGGCTGAAGAATCTTACTCAAGAATAGCTCAACAAATGGGTGTCGGTCGTGAATCGGCAATCGCGATTAAACGAGCGATGACTGAGGCGTATTCTGAGGTTGCTAAATTAGGTGGTAAGGCTGAAGACATTGAAGAAATGCACAAAGGTCTTATTGACGCTACAGGTAGAAACATATTATTAGCGAGTGATTACCAAGATGATTTATTCGCAGCTGCTAAAGTTGCGGGTCAGAGTACAAGTTCATTAACTAAAGCGTTTGTTGACGCGGGTTATAGTGTTTATAACATTGGTGAAGAAATGAATGGTGTATTTAACACTGCTCGTGAGATGGGTGTGAGCTTACAAAAAGTTACCGAACAAGTTTTATCAAATATGGATAAACTTGATGAGCATAATTTCCAAGGGGGTGTTGAAGGTTTAGCTAAAATGGCGGCGACCACAGCGACTTTACGTGTTGATATGGGTACAATTATGGGTGTTGTCGACAAGGCATTTGACCCTGAAGGTGCTATTAAAATGGCGTCCGCATTCCAAAGATTAGGTGTAACCCAAAGTGAATTGTTAGACCCAATGAAGTTGATGAATATGTCAATGAATGACCCGGACCAATTTGCTAAGTCACTTGGTGAAATGGGTAAATCTTTGACTGAGTTAGATGAGAAAGGTAATGTAAGAATCGCTCCGGGTAGTATTCGAAAAATGAAACAATTGGCTCAGGAAATGGGTATTTCAACAGGGGAGTTGGCTAAAATGTCTAAAGCCGCGAAAGAAGCTGAGATTAAAATGCAGAAGATTCAATTCCCAAGTGATATGAATATATCTGAAGAACAAAAACAATTGTTAACGAATGTTTCACAAATGAAAGATGGTGAAATAAAGATTCGAACTAAGAGTGGGGATTTAGAAGATATAAATAAAGTTCTTAAAGAGGCGGGTAACGATAAGGAGAAATTAAAAGAAATAATGGAGGCCAATACTCCAAAAACTACCGAAGACTTATTAAGAGAGGCTAATACTTACGCTGAGGAACAAACAAACGCATTAAACGCATTAAGAGGTAAAACAGGTAAAGCTATAGCGTCAAGTAATACTACTGAGAAATTTTTAGATGCTCAAAATCAATTAGTAAAGGGTGTTGCGAATAGTTTTGATAAGGCGTTAAATATTTCGGATATTAGAAAAGGTTTTGATGAGAACATTGGTGGTATAAGTACCGCTTTGGCGAATTTAGCAACAGGTAAAGGTTCTATGACAGATGTTGCGAACGCATTTAATGATGCTGCTAAAAAAACAGCGGAAGGTCTTAATAAAGTTTATGATGATGTTAAAAAATATGGTAGTGAAGAGACTGATAAAATTATGGGTGGTAAAAATGAGTATGCTAAGGCAGTTGTTACCATTTTAGATAAATTTGTTGAATACGCGGGTAAAGTAGAAAAAGTTGATTTAGATTTAGTTGATAATAAAAAAACTGAAACCTTAAAACAAATTTCCGAACCAACATTAGCTAAAATAAATCCTGCGACCTCAACTAATATTTTAAAAGATATTTCTGTTGGTTCAGGTATTAGTGAACAACAATTAGAGAAAATATTAAATGTTGAAAGTAAGACTAATAACTTTAGTGGTGAAATGACTCTTAAATTAGATGTTAATGCACCTCCAGGTGTGGATGTTAAACAATTAGAGATTATGTTAAAAGACCCTAAAATTCGTGAAGCGGTTATAAATACGATACACGCGGCTAAAACTAATGACGGGGCTAAAGGATATATGGGAAGAAAATAAAAAACATTCTATTTATAATATAAAAGAAATAAGTAATGCCGAATAGTACACTATCATTTGCTTCATCTTCATCATTTAGAGATGCGTTAATGGCTAAAAATTTAGCCACATACAGTGTGACAGGTGTGTATACACCACCTGCAGGTCCACTAAATTATGAAATTATTTTGAATCAATCACCTGTGGTTGATTCTCCTAATGGTTTAATTGCAAATGACCCATTCGCTGATAATTTATATCCATTAAATCAATTTGGACCTGATGGAGGTTTTGATAAGTCTATTAGTTTTAATGGTCCATTGTTACCTGTTAATCCAAATCAAGGACCTTACGCACCACTTCAAAGTCCCGTATTAACTAGTGGTGGTTTATATTTAAATATTTTACCAACATCCCCATTAATACAAAACAAATTTATTCCACTTACAGGGAATTATCAATATGTTGTTAGTGTTGGGGATATCCAAAATAATAATAAATTATTTTTACCGTATGTTTTAGATAACACGGTAACACCTGCGACCTACATAGCATCATTATATTCACCATATGAAATATTAATATCAACTGACCCAACGGGTAGTGACGGTAAGTTATCTAACGACTCTTACTTAGCAAAAATTGGGGCGAAACAATTAAACTTCTTATTTCAAGAAAGAGTTAATTTTGAAATTTATCAAAATACTGTTGGTGCGGTTAATTTACAATCATTATCTGACCCATTTGAAGCGAGTTTATTAGCTTCAGGTAAGGAACCTTTAATTTACCGTAATTGGAGAATTACAGTTCCTGAGTCACCTGTGACCGCAGCGTTTGATTTTGCAACAAGATTATCAGGTGCTTATTGGCCTGTTTCATTTATACCTGGTGATTATTTCGATGAAAACACTAAAGGTGGTATTGAAACTCAACAAACCTCAAATGCGTTAAATGTTGTAAATCAATTAACGGGAGGGTTTTTAGGTCCAATATTAAATGTGAAGAGAAATCCTTCACAAATATTTTTAGCGAACACAGGTAACGGTCAAAGGTCTGTATTGTTTAACAATATTGATTTAAATAGATATCAACCGGGTTATAAAAAAGACTTTGGTGGTATATTAGGTGTTGCACAAGCAATAGTTAATTTAGCTGCGAGTTTAATTAATGATAATGGCACATTATCAGGTGGTTATTATGTTGGTAGTGTTAATTCAGAACCAAGTACTATAACATCACCCTCTGAAGCAATACCTGTTAATCCATATGGTGAACAAGTTGAAAGTCCTGTTTATGGACCGTCAGAGTTAGGTATATTGTTTGAAGGTAACCAAAATGATTTAAATTTTGGATTGGCGGGTAAATCATTAACTGATGGTGGTGGTATTGATGGTGGTTTAGTTTGGGTTTCCCCAAAATACAAATCAAATGCCGGATTCAAAGCGACACCGGGTGGAGGTTCAGGTTCAAAAGACGAACAATTCAATGAGATATCAAGTAACTTTCAAAAAGCCGAATCATCAGCGATTGACTTTAAAGAGAATTCGATATTAGATAATACTCAAAGATTAATTGATTCTGCGGATAACGTGTCAGGAATTAATAGATTAAAACACGTTGGTAACGCAATGAATCAAGTGAGTAAAGTTTTTAATGATGGTTACAAAGAAATGACAAAAGGTTCTATGGTGTTATCATACAAAGATAATACTGATGGTTCTCAACAAGGTATGGAGTATTGTCGTGTATTTACAAAAGATACTCCATATTATACTTACGCTGATTTACAAAAAACAGATGGTATAACGACATCAGGAAGACGTTTCACCTATTCTGTGTTAGATAATACATATAACCTTAATATTGCACCGTTAAAAGGTGTTGATTCAACAAACATTATACCTGATGATGCTAGTGGTAAAGGGGGTCACGTTAAAAAATATATGTTCTCGATTGAGAACTTAGCTTGGAGAACATCAAGTAAACCTGGGTTAACTTATGATGATTTACCTGTTTGTGAAAGAGGACCAAATGGGGGTAGAGTTATGTGGTTCCCACCGTATAACTTACAATTTAACGATACTAGTCAGGCGGATTGGGGTCAAGCGGTTTTCTTAGGTAGACCTGAACCAATTTATACTTATAAAAGTACAAGTAGAACGGGTTCGTTAAGTTGGAAAATAATTGTTGACCACCCGTCAGTTATGAATACAGTTGTTGAAAAACAATTAAAAGGTGCGTCTAAAGAACGAATTGAATCTATTATTGATTCATTTTTTGCTGGATGTGTTAAATATGATATCTATGAATTGGCAATTAAATTTAATACTTTAAGTGTTAATGATTTGTATACATATCAAGAAATTTTAAGTAATCCTAGATTAACTGATGTTGAAACAGTATCTCAAATAAATAAAGAAATACCAAAAAAACCGTCAGATAACTCAGGAACAGCATCTGCCGATGTTAGTACTAATAATCAACAAACACAAACAGAACCTGATAGTTCTATTAAAAATTTTGAAGATAAATATTTAGATTTTGCCTTCTATTTTGAAAACGATATACCGGGTAAAAATCCTGACACAACAACATCTGAAGAATATGAATCAATTTATCAGACATATACCAGTTCAACAAACATTGAAAAATATAAAAAAAATGCGGAGAGTGTGTTTAAATCTGATGATGTAAACATAAATGTTGGTGGTTTTTTTGAAAGTGTTGTTAAAGGTAATTTTAATAAAATTGCGGGTGGTGATAAAGATAATTTTATTACTGATGCTTATGATATATTATCTAAAGGTTTAGGTACTATAAGTATTACTATGGAAGGTTCAGCGTCTGCGGTTGCGTCGGTTGGTTATAATAAAAAACTATCTGATAGACGTATTGATACTGTTAAAAAGTTTTTAAAAAGTAAAATTATTGGGACAAAAAGTTTAGGTGAATTTTTTGATAAGAACTTGATTACGATAGTTAATGAAACGGGTAATGGTGAAGAAATTGTTATCCCTAAAACAAATGTTGAAACAGGTTCTAATCAAACTACAGGAACTACAACTGATTCGGGAACAGGGACTGATGTTAACTGTCGGGATAATCAAGTACCAAGTAAAGCTGGTGTTCCTAGTAATACTCAAAATAAAAACATTGCTCAAATAAACTCAACAACGGCAATGGCTTGTCGTAGGGTTAAAATTAAATCAATAACGGTTAAACCTAACGAAACGACAACTACAACAACTACTGCGAGACCTGTTGATGTTACTTCAACTGCGGGTAATACTCAAACTATACCTGTTAAAAAACCAGAACAACAAGTTAATATTGTTAAGAAAATAAAAGAGGGTATCTCTAAAAAAATATTAAGAAACTTATTAACTGAGTGTGATTATTTCCAAGTAATTAAGGAAAGTTCTCCGATGATATATGATTCATTTAAAGAGAAGATTAAATACTTTAACCCAACGTTTCACTCGATGACACCTGAAGGGTTAAATGCTCGTTTAACGTTCTTAAATCAATGTGTTAGACCTGGTGAAACAATTCCTGTTATTAGTGATAATAAAGTAAAAAGTTTGGATGCGGTTAATACATCATTTGGTGCACCACCCGTGTTAGTTCTTAGAATAGGTGACTTCTACAATACAAAAATTATTCCTGATAGTGTTGCGTTTACATATGACCCATTGGTGTTAGATATGAACCCTGAAGGTATAGGCCTTCAACCTATGATTGCTAACGTAACTCTTAGTTTTAAAATAATTGGTGGTATGGGATTAAAAGAACCTGTGGACCAATTACAAAATGCGTTATCATTTAACTACTACGCCAATACTGAAATATATGATGAAAGGGCGACTTGGACTGAAGATACATCAGCATTAGATAAAATGGTGGTTGATGCTATTGTTGCTAAACAACCACCTGTGAGTGTTAATAACGATGCTGGTGTACAACAAACAAATGATGCGGGACAAACTATTGGGGAGATTAAAACGACAACACCATTACCAACAAGTGGTGAAACGGGTGAGATGAGTTATATGAAGATTATGGATGTGTTATACGATAATAGTAAAACGTATTTTACAAACACATACAATTCAATGGATGAGATTAGAGCTAAAACTAATTATGGTATGTTAAGTGTTGTGTGTAGTAAAAGAGATTTTATGAAAGGAACATTAAACTTAGGTGGTGTTGAAACAGGTAATGTTGTTACAATATTAGGTAAACCGGTGTATCAGGAAAATATTGATAAGTTATTCAGTAAGGTTATTGAGGATATTAATAATAATAGTAACCCAATATTAGAGGGGTTATGGGATGAAGGATTTGATAATCAAAGTAGTGATGTTACTTTGAATATTATTAAAAATAATTTAACAAAATATGTTAAAAGTTTAAAAGGGACTATCTCAACTGATATTGGAACAATAGTAAATAATAAGATAGGGTTACCACAACAAGATTTTGATGGTAAAATATTAGATAATGGTAGTTTAAAAATATACAATTTAGTTAGTAGTCCTGGATTTGATGAATTGGTTGCTGATTATACTATATTTAAAATACAATTAAATGATTTCTATTCATTATTAACAAGTACGGATTATGATTATAAGATAATCCCTGATAAAGTTGATGATGATTTTACATATGTGACTAAAGAAGATTTTGAAACTGTGGAAAATAAACGATTCTATATAATAATGGGTCGGATATTTGAAGATAAAAATAAAGTAAAAGATTTTATTGATAAAATCATTACGCCAAATATTAAAGATGTGAAAAAACCTAAAAAATTATCTAGAGTATTTGAAAATATTGTTGATGACTTAGTTGACACATATAAAGATGAACTTAAAAATGAATTAAAAGCATTTGAAAAGTTTAAAAAGAAAAGTGAATATGATAAATTTATAAATGGTTTAGATGAGGTATTATATCAAAAAGGTAAACCAAGAATTGTTAATTTTACAACTGAACCTGACCCAACCGAACAAGCGACTAAAGAAACGAATTTAACTTATTTGTATAAAGGAGACCCATCTAAGGTAGGTGATTTTGAAACTTTTG